TGTTAACTAACACCAACAATGTTTATATTGCAAAGAAATTGCAAGCTCTTAAAATGTTGAAAGCCAGCGAAATCACTCGTAAGGCTTCTCAGATGGAGCGTCCAGCTCCTTTTGGTATCTTGGTTCATGGCAAATCTAGTATTGGTAAATCATCGTTCACACGTATGTTATTCCAGTATTTCGGGAAATTATTAAAGTATGAGACAGGAGATGAATTTATGTACGCACGTTCTCCTGCCGATGACTTTTGGAGTGGGTTTGATACCAGTAAATGGTGCATCCGTCTTGATGATGTAGCTTTTCTAGACCCTCTCAAAGCCATGATGGATAAGACTTTGGAGTGTATTTTGAATGTTATTAACAATGTTCCTTTTAATCCACCCCAGGCCTCTCTTGAAGATAAGGGCAGAACACCAGTTCGTGCTGAACTGGTTATTGCCACTTCAAATAGAGCAGATTTATATGCTGATCAATATTTTTCTTGTCCTTTGGCAATTTTACGGCGTTTTCCTTTTATTGTCCATTTGACCGTTAAAAAGGAATATTTGCAAGATCCAATTAAAACTGGGGATGGCATGAAAGTCACCCCCTTTTTGGATCCTGGAAAAATTCCTCCCATGGATGGCTTCCCAGATTTATGGGAAATTGAAGTTCAGAGAATTGTGCCAGATTGTAGAGGTGAAGGTGAAACTGGTAAGGATTATGCCAAGTTTGAGGTTACACACAAGTTTTCCGATGTCAATGAGTTTTTGAAATTTTATGGTGAACAAATTCTTTTGCACCGTACTAATCAAAAACGTGCTCTTGGTGCTGATCAATATATGTCAGAATTAACAGTTTGCAGAGAGTGTCTGTATGTTGGAGACAAATGTAAATGCTTAGAAGTGCAATCTTGTGATATTGTTGATTCCGAGGGTTCTTACTGTTTGCGACTTTCGGCATATTATTTCAATTTGTTTGCTTTCTTTGTTGCTTTCTGTTGCTTTGGCCGGTTCGTATTGTTACTCTATGCACCTTGGTTGCAATACTTTGAATCGGATAGAGTTCCCAAGAAGGTTGCTCATTTCCGTTTTAAAAATTTTCTTGTGCGACCTTATTCTTATCTTGTAAGCAGCGATTATTTTATCAAAATGTTGCTGTCTTTGGGGAAATATGAGTTTGTTCGATGGTCAGCTGGCTGTTTGATTGTGCCTTATTTACGTGGTCGATTGCAGATGACAGTGCTCGGTGCTTGGTGTGATACCCCAAGTAAGAAGAGAATTGCGATTATTGTCAGTATGCTTGGTGTTGTGGCATTATCTTATGCTGCATTTTCCCATTTTAACAAGGGGAAAAATGTGATACCAAAGAATATGAATGTGCAGAGCACTCGTGATGTTGACACCAGGTTTGAAAAGGAGACGGAAAATAATGTTTGGTACAATCCTACGATACAGCTGACATCATTTGATGTTCCTATTGCTTCGCGCAGTCTTGTTGGGAAAAGTGATGTCGACATTGGAAAGATGTTTCAACGCAATTGTGTGCATTTAAGTGTTCGTTTCAAGGAACGCGATACTTTGCGCTCTGTGACGAGGACAAATTGTGGTGTTTTTGTTAAGGGTCAGCT